TCGCTGGAAAATCATACGTGTCATACCTGCGGGCAGGAATTCCATGACACGAAGCACCAACAAGTACTGGGACAGAAGCAGAAAGACTTATCAACAGCAGAAGAGAATCAGAGAACCCATGCTACCATGTTGGCTGAACTACAATCAGCTCACGATGGGTTGGGCAAACTAGGTCCGAGACCCGAAACATTTTATGACAAAGAAGCCGATGCTATCCATCACCAAGCTAGTGTAGATAATTTAATTACTCAGCTTACATCTAAATTAGATGATACTGACCCTTATGCAGAACAAATTGTTGAAATGCAATCTACAGCAGTGGAAGAAGTTACGTACGATGTAATAAATGAGCTTACCAATATCAAGGAACATCAAGAGTTCTTGTTAAAACTGTTAACCAACAAAGATAGCTTTATCCGCAAACGTATCATTGATCAAAACCTAAGTTACTTAAACGCACGATTGGGACAGTACTTAGATCGCATCGGTTTGCCACATACTATTAAGTTTAACAACGATTTAACTACAAGCATCACAGAGTTAGGCAGAGATTTAGACTTTGACAACTTGAGTCGCGGTGAACGTAATCGTTTAATCTTGTCACTGAGTTGGGCATTCCGTGATGTATGGGAAAGTTTGTATCAACCAATTAACTTGTTGTTCATCGACGAGCTAGTAGATTCGGGAATGGATAGTAGCGGCGTTGAAAACTCACTGGCTATCCTTAAGAAGATGTCTAGGGAAAGTAACAAGAGTATTTGGTTAGTATCACACAAAGACGAACTTAGTGGGCGTGTAAACAATACGCTACACGTAGTTAAAGAAAATGGATTTACAAGTTACAACACCGACATCGAAATTACTTAATCACAATCGCATACACATTGAGATTAGCAGTAAGTGTACATTAAAATGTCCGCGATGTCCCCGTACGGAATTAAAACCCGAGCTAGTAAACAGAGAAATTAGTCTACCAGAGTTTCAGCGGGCATTTACTGCCGACTTGTTAAAAGAAGTACACGAAATAGTATTTTGCGGCGACATTGGCGACCCAATATATGCACGAGACTTTTTAGAAATTGTACGTTACATTAAGACATCTAGATTTAATACCAGTTTGGTTATTGTTACCAACGGTAGCTATAAGTCTGAACTGTGGTGGACCGAATTAGGATCACTGCTAGGTCGTAATGACAAAGTTACGTTTAGTGTTGATGGGTGGAATCAAGAATCAAACGAGCGGTACAGAGTAAACAGTGATTTTAAAAGTATTATTGCAGGTGCAAAAGCATTACGGGCGGCAAGTGCCTGTTCAATGAACTGGTCTGCAATTTATTTTAATTTTAACGAAGATAAAATGCCTTGGATACAGGATTTAGCACAAGATTTAGGATTTGATACATTTGAAGCTGTGCTTAGTTCAAAGTTTGACGGTATGTATTTGATAAATGGCATTGACCCATTGAAACCAATACGTGGGTACGTTGCTAAAAGTAGCAAGTACGAAGTTCATACAGTTAGTTTAACCAATCATATTCCCATTGTGTTTCATAATACACGTGAACGACATCCGTGGGCTCGTTGTGCCAACGGCACTAAAGAAATGTTTATTAATGTTGATGGATTAGTATTTCCGTGTCCTTGGTTTAATAGTGGCTACATGGAAAACGACTTTGTAGACAAGTATCGCGACCAGTTAAGTATTAAAAATCGTACACTTAAAGAAATACTAGATGATCCTTTGTGGAATGAGATGTACACCAGGTTTGAAATTGCTCCATTGCCTATTTGCTTATTGAAATGTAAAAATGCCCAATAAAGATATATTCTGCAACATTCCGTGGTACGAGCTACATATCAATCATGATGGTAGTTACGATCTGTGCGGCTGTATGAGCGAGCTTATTACACAAACAGATCAGGGCAAAGAGTGGAACATCTTTAATTACCCTGTAGAGGAATACTGGCAAAGCCGTCGTTTACGTGACGAACGATTAAGTAAGTTAGGTGACGTGCCTAATCCTGCTTGTGGTGTTTGCCAACATCAAGATCAATTAGGTAGTCATAGCAAACGTATTAAAGAAAACTTAAAGAGTGTATTGTTTTACGATCGAAACTTTTATAAGAGTTTTGAACAAAGCCCACACAAGGCCGCATTTGATTACAGCCTCGACAATGACGGCGCTACTGTTACTCGACCTGTTAGTTACCATTTGAGCTTGGGCAATGAATGTGACTTAGCCTGTGTGATGTGCAGTCCTAACAGTAGCTACAAACTTGCCAACGACTATAAAGCATTGGGGTGGATTACGGATTCACGCAGATTAAATTGGACAGATGATCCTGTAATATGGAATAACTTCTGTCAAACACTACTTGCTACTGATTTAGTCAGCCTACATATTATCGGCGGCGAACCTACTATAAACAAGCGATTTACACAACTAATTGACTTGTTTGTTGCCAATAACCGCACCGACTTTAGCTTTAGTTTTACTACTAACTGTATGCACAATATAGATCACTTGTGGGATAAATTAAGTAAATTTAAACGAGTTGAAATTGGTATGAGTGTAGAAAGTATAAACTTTTCCAATGACTATGTTCGATATGGTGGCAGTATTGATACTATATTAAGCAATATAAAACATTTTAAAGCCACTGCACCAAAAAATGTAGCGTTTGTTGTGCGTACTGTGCCTACGTTGCTGACCATTAATTACTATAGTCAGTTAATTGATTGGTGTTTAGACAATGATTTTTTAATAGACAGTTATTTTGCAACAGATCCAAAATGGCAACAGATTAGATTGTTGCCCGATTCTATAAAGATGCAGTTACAAACAGAATTTCAAATTCAACTTGATAATTATGTATCGCTAAGTGCGTGTCGTATAACAGGATTGACTAATTTTAGAAATCAGGCACACGTAATAGAAAATTTAATATCTGAAATACGTGCCGCCATTGCTAGTTTAGCATTAGGCAATCAAGACCCAGACCTTATAGCCGAGAGTGTGTTAAAATTCAAGCAACTAGACACTATGCGTAACAACAACGTAGTTAAGAATTTTCCAATGCTACAAACTTATTTTGAATCAAATGGTTACTAATTTACAATTTGCTATAACACTAAAACCTGTTGGGTATGAAAATACTTGGCCCGAGTTTTATCTTAAAATAGATGAAGAATTACAAGACGTAGGTGTGTTAACCGAAGAACGGGCGTATAATTTTGATGTTGAGCTAGAGGATGGCGCACATTGTATTACTGTTGGGTTTACTAACAAAGAAGATGCCGACACTATAGCCATAGACAATGAAATTATTGCCGACAAAGCTATTATAGTTGAGAACATTACAATAGAGGGATACGAGTTTAAAGATTTTTTGTACAGGGGTGTTTACTATCCCGCAGGTAGGTGGCATTCGAACAGCAATTATTTAAGTTGGAACGGCGAGTGGAAGTTAGAGTTTACTACTCCAATTTTTACTTGGTTACATCAAACACAGCATTTGGGTTGGATTTACGAGAAAAATTTGTGATATTGTGTAATTGTCATAATTACTATGCATGTCATGGATTTACGAAAATACTCAAGTAGAAACTTTACCCGAAGATTGTGTTGGTTTTGTTTATTTGATCACAAATAACCTAACCGGCAGGAAGTATATTGGCAAAAAATTAGCAAAATTTAGTAAAACCACCTATAAAATGGTTAAACTAAAAAATGGTAACAAGAAGCGTAAAAAAATTCGAGGTAAAACAGATTCAGATTGGCAAACATATTATGGCTCTAGCCCAGAACTAACAAAAGATGTGTTAGAATTGGGCGTTGAAAACTTTAGCAGAGAAGTACTCTTTTATTGTAAATCAAAATCAGAATGTAGTTATATTGAAGCGAGAGAACAATTTGCTCGCAGAGTATTAGAAAGTAACGATTATTATAACGGACACATACAAGTTCGTGTACATGGCTCACACATTATCAACAAGATATAGTTCTTCAGACAACAAGTCTAATTAGTAAAATCACCCAAACAGTATTGGCTCGCACAGGCTTAAAAACGTGTGCTCACGACAACTCGATAATAAGAGGGACGGAAGTCTTGCCGCTGTAGCAAGCACTCAATCACTATCCTTAACAGGACGAAGATCGCCAATTGCCGCGGTTTGATTGTTTGAAGAACTAGATATGGCTAAAAAGATGTACTAGCGATAGTACAGGTTTAATATATATGTTAGCGTATGTGTATTAAGCTGCCGTTGTGTAAGACAGAATGAGTAGGTACCGGACAACCGCCTGCGAAATTGATTATACTTAATTATAGTAGATTATAGTTAATTATAGACAATTATAGTTCTAACGCTAAGTGACTGTGCTACTCGGATAATGCAGATCTTAACTTTGCCCTGTGCGGGCAAAGTGTGACCAATTAATCTGGATAATACTAAAAAACAACAATACTTCTAAATAAATGTTCTAAGAAGAAAAGTATCTATGAGCTTTAGCGAAATAGATAGACTTACGCAGTAAGTCTTAAATGAAACAACACACAATTAGAAGAATGGTAAACCCGACTTCTCAGTTGTTTCTAGATTAGTTTTAATAATATCGTTGATAATTTCTCTGTCTGAAGATGATAACATCATGGCATCATTATAAGAAATACTGCCTCGCATATACCAACAGGTTGATAAGAGATCTTTTTTTATGGCTTTTGCATCTTTGTCAAGTCGACTTAACTCCTCAACAATCTCATCGTTAGATAATGACAAAAGCCTTAGCCGAAAAAATTTGTCTGTTCAAAAACAAACGGTGTTACAAAATCTTTGCCACATTCTTCATTAGAGCATACCATATTAATATTGGCGTACGATGCATTTTCAGTTTTAATTTTCTCTAGTGCGGTTTTGACCGCCTCCCAAACAGATCTATCGCAGTTGTTTAAAAATTCTGTAATAAACTCTACATTTTCTACTACAATGCCGTCACTAGTTTTAATTGACCCAATACTTTTACTAATTTGATTAAGTCCAGTTTCAATTAATTTTCTAAACATCTCTTCAAATTTTGCTGTTTTTTCATCGTCGGGCATATCAGTGTCACGTACCAAGTTCATAATACGTTGTTCTTCAAAATTAAGTAAACCATTTTTATTATATTCTTCATAACTTTGTGGCTTCAACGAAATTTCTAAATCAGCTATTTTAATTGGAGTGTCCCAATTGCCTATTCCAATTTTATCAATCATGACTGATAAATCAAGTCCTCGCTCGTTTTTAGTATTGCACACCGGGCATAAGCACGTAAAGTCTAATTCGTTCCCATAACTAGCAAGTCTGATTGCAATTAATAGTTTGTCTAAATCAACCAACGGCATTTTCCACGCATTTTTAATACTTGGGCAACAACTTTCAATTACAGATGCAGTACTAGAACCATTCATTAATGCATCTGGTGTTTTCATTGTAATTTCGTCACGGGCAGTCATTGCGTAAACTGGAATTTCTCCAGTAACTGGCAATTCTATACTTCCATCTGACCACCAACGCCCTTGACTTGGTAATCGTACGTACAAAATCGGCTGTCTAAAATGCTTTGTTAACGGGTTATTAGATAAACTGTCCATATAATAGAACTCCATAAATAGTTGATATATGTGTACTTATCACAGTAATTAACGGTGAAAATAAAATATGGACATTGATCCAAAAGTAGAAGAAGCACTCAAACGTCTGGGAATAGAGTTACCAGGAGTAGCCGATGGACTGGGTAAAATGCGCGATTCTACCGATGCGGTTGTGAAATCTGCAACACGTCAAGCTATAGAACAAGCTCGTGCTCATAGACAATTAACTGATTCAATTGCAAAAGAATTGCGGGCGCAAGGTGTAGCAATAGATCAAGCCAAAGAAATGGCTCGGGTTACTGCGGATCAGATTAAAGTTGAAGAAGCCGCATCTGAATCTGCAATTAAAAATCAAAAGATAGACGACGAGTTAGCTAAAAAACGCGAAGCAGGTGTTAAAAAGTTACTACAGAATTTACAAGGATTAACTACTCAATCGTTATCTGCTATATCTTCTTTTGCTACTAGTGATAAAGCATTTACCGGAGTTGTCCCGACATTAGAGTTAATGGGTAATGTTGTTAAGACTGTTGCAGATGCAATGGGATTGATGCTCAGTGGTATTTCTATTTTTGGATTTAGCTTAGGAAAAGCATCAGAAGGTTTAGCTAAATTTGTTGGGATCGCCGCAGATATAACAGTTCAAGTTGGTAGAATGCAACTTGAAATGAGCCAGGCATATCTTGACAGTTATAATCAAATAAGCGCCGTTGGTTTAACACTTGGTGGACAACTTAGTGAGTTATCAACAAGTTCAAAAGAAGCTGGTATGTGGATTAACCAGTACGCAGGATTTGTTAAAAATAATATAGAAGCATTGGGAACAATGGGCGGAACTGTCCAGCAGTCAGCTGAGCGAATTGGTAAACTTAGTGCCTCGGCTCTTAAGGCCAATGACAAATTACTAGTACTATATGGTGGGTATGACAAAGCCGCCGGCGCATTAGCAGGATGGGCAAAACAAGTAGCGGCAGCAGGAACAGATGCGGCTACAACACAAGCATACTTGACAAAAAATTCAACCGCATACTTGACTAACTTAAAGGCCTTGCAGGAATTGACAGGCCTAAGTGTTGAGCAGGCACAGAAAGAACAAGAAGAAGCACAAAAAGATATTGCGTTTAGATTAAAGATTAGAGATCTTCAAATTGAGGATGCAAGGAACGGCACAAATAAAGCACAGGCAGTATTAGACAATGAATTAATAATGCGTAGGACGTACGGCGCACAAGCCGCTGATTTATATAAAGAACGAATTGCTAACGACGGGCGAGTTATTTCTCAATCGGGATTAGTTTATCAATCATTCTTTAGAGTTCAGTCTGACATAGTTAATAAAGTTATTGAAACAACTGGTCTAGAAACTGCCGCCAGATTAAGAGCTATATCGGACATTACTGCAAATGGACGAGCTCTAATAGATGCTCAAACTGCTAATCAAAGAAACATAATAAAAATTGGCACTTACCAGGGCGAAGAAATAACAAAAGCTATTGTAAATGGAGTACGAGAGTCGTTAGATACAGCAGGTAAACAAGCTGAACTTCCAAAAGCCGTTGCTAGTGTACTTGAAAATTTAAAGAAGCCATTGGATCAAGCTGGGCAAGATTTAGCCTTATTATTGACGAAGCAAACAAAATCACATCAAGATATGGATGATATAACTGCAAAAAATATAGCAGACGTTGCAAAAATGGCAACAGCACTAACTGGTCTAACTGCATTATTAATAGCGCAGTTTGGCGGCAGTTCAAGATTAACTGGCGCAATTACTACTACCGTTGAATCGTTATTGGATTTAAAACGTAGAATTGATGGAACGTCAACAGGCAATACAAAAGATAAAGGGTACGATTGGGGCAAAGTTGGTTCTGAAGCCGTAACTGTTGGGACTATAGGTGCGACAGTCATGGGCGCATCGGCATTGGCTGGAGGTATTACTGCCCCGGCAGCATTACCAATCGCCGCGGCAGGCGGAATTGGTGGCAGCATTATTGGTGGCGGAACGGAACTATTCCGCCAATGGTATAATAAGACATTCGGTAGTGGTGATACCGGATCGGCAGATGTTGGCAAATTATTAAAGTTCCAAGGCGGCAAAACAGGCGATGCTTTACACTATGCTGGCATGAACCCAGATGCAAGAGCCGCATTTGAAAAAATGATAGCAGAACATGGTCAGCCAGTTAAAATTACTTCATCGTATCGTAGTCCTGAAGAGCAAGCGGCATTTTATGCGGCCTGGTTAAAAGCTGGTGGCGGCCCTGGTAATCCTACAGTAACAACCCCAGAGTTTGGATCCCTTACAACTCCTACCCCGCCAGGCCGACCCGACCCACACGGACAGGGATTTGCGTTAGACCTGGACCGAAGTGATTATGAAAAATTAAAAACAAGCGGATTATTGGCCAAATTTGGATTTAGAGACGTTGCTGGCGATCCCGGGCATATACAAAAAATGGCCAAAGGTGGTATTACCGATGGAGTGAGCATTGCTGGAGAAGAAGGTCCAGAAGCAGTTATTCCGCTACCAGATGGTCGTACTATACCAATTAAAATGGATACAGGTAAACTAATTGAAAAACTTGATGAGTTATTAACGGTGATGATAGATAACAGAGATTATTCGGAAAAGATTAGTAGGTCAGTTGCCTAACTAGCTATAAATATAGCATAACAGAGAATATTATATGGCCGGTTGGAAAAAATACTTTAAAACCAGTAACTTACCTAGTAACATCAGCCCCTTGGGTGGCGGACGCATTGCTGACCCAGGCATGCGTAACTATCAAAGTCAATTACCTGAAGTTTATATTGGACATCCAAATCGCGTTGAGCGATATAACCAGTATGAACAAATGGACATGGACAGCGAAGTCAATGCGGCACTAGATATTCTTGCTGAGTTTATGACTCAAAAGAATGAAGAGAACCATACATCGTTTACCTTAAAGTTTAAAGAAACTCCCAGTGACAACGAAGTCAAGATCTTAAAAGAACAGCTACAACAATGGGTAGCCTTGAACGAATTAAACAAACGTTCATTTAAAATTGTACGTAATACATTAAAGTACGGAGATCAAGTATTCATCCGTGATCCAGAAAACTTTAAACTGATGTGGACAGAAATGTCCAAAGTTACCAAAGTTATTGTCAACGAAGGTGAAGGCAAAAAGCCTGAGCAGTATTTGATCAAAGACTTAAACCCTAACTTTCAAAACTTAACAGCTACAGCAGTAGCAACAACAGACACCTATACCAACCATCCACAAACTGGCGGCCCGAGCGGTGCTTATGTGCAACCACAAACACCATTTGGTGGTGGAAGTCGTTTTAGTCATGCCAAAAACGAAGCTCCTATCAACGCAGAACACATTGTTCATGTGAGTTTAACTGAAGGCCTAGACGTATTTTGGCCGTTTGGTAATAGTGTATTAGAAAACATCTTTAAAGTATTCAAGCAAAAAGAATTGTTAGAAGATTCAATTATTATCTATCGTGTACAACGTGCTCCAGAGCGCCGTATTTTCAAAATTGACGTGGGCAACATGCCAAGTCATATGGCCATGGCATTTGTTGAACGTATTAAAAACGAAATTCATCAACGTCGTATTCCTACGCAAAGCGGAACAGGTAGCAATGCCAACATGATGGATGCCACATACAATCCATTAAGTACAAACGAAGACTATTTCTTCCCAACCACAGCAGACGGTCGTGGCAGTAGTGTTGATGTACTACCTGGCGGTGCTAACCTAGGTGAAATTACAGACTTGCGATTCTTTACCAACAAGTTATTCCGTGGTTTGCGTATTCCTAGTAGCTATTTGCCAACTACAGCTGAAGATGGTACAGCGGCCTATACAGATGGTCGTGTAGGTACAGCACTTATACAAGAATGGCGCTTTAACCAGTATTGCTTGCGTTTACAATCAATGATTGCTGACCGATTGGATGCAGAGTTCAAGCTGTTTATGCGTTGGAGAGGCTTTAACATTGATGGATCCTTGTTTGATCTACAGTTTAATCCGCCACAAAACTTTGCACAGTATCGTCAAGCAGACATAGATAGTGCTAGAATTGCTACATTTACACAGCTAGAAGCATACCCTTACCTAAGCAAACGCTGGTTAATGAAGCGTTATTTAGGCATGACTGAACAAGAAATTGCAGAAAACGAAATGGCCTGGGCAGAAGAAAAAGGTGATGTAGAAACAGCACCAGTTGATGCACCAGGACTTCGTAGCGTTGGTGTAAGTCCGGGTGGCATTCAAAGTGACATTGAAGGACTAGGCCCAGAAGGCGGCGATGCCAGCGGAGGTGAAGACCTAAGCGGCGCCCCAGGCGCAGATGGTCCTGCAGGGGTTGGTGTACCAGCACCAGCACTTTAATATTAAAAAGGGTAAATAGTAATACTATGTTTATTTTAGAACTATTCGACCCTGCGCCTGCAGGCTATCACAATGAAAAAGATGATCAAAGTGTGAGCAAAATGTCTGATAGTCGCAAGACTAGACTTACATTAGCACACCTAAATCAACTTCGTCAAAGTCATGATGTGCGTAAAGTAGAACACGAAAAGAAACTAGAACAAGTAGCAAAACAATATGCAGTATCGGCTGAATCGGCCGGACCAGTATAAAATACCATATTTTTTGGTATATCTCCGACAACCCAGTCAAAAACAGCCCATTTAACCCTTAATATATGTAGTTTTGTGTAAATAACATTACAAAGCCACTTATTAAGGAGTTCTTATGAACAAGTTTGAAAAATTAATTGAATACATCATTAATGATGAAGATCAAAAAGCTCGTGAATTATTTCACGATATTGTAGTAGAAAAATCCCGCGACATTTACGAATCTATCATGGACGAAGAGAACATGGAAGAACGTGTACACGGCGACCAAGTTGGTGAAATGGTTGACGAAATTAGCCACGAAGAATCTGTGGGCGAAGACGAAGAAACAAACAGCGACGAATTTACTCTTGATGGCGATGACGATCAAGATGGCAACCCCGACGGTGCGTTCCCAGCTGATGATAACACTGATGATGCTAGTAACCCAACAGAAGACAACATTGATGATAAAGTAATGAACATTGATGCCAAGTTGGACGAGCTATTGGCCAAGTTTGATGAAATCATGGGCGATACTGGTTCAGAACAAGAACCAATGGGTGCCGAAGAGCCAGGAATGGACCATGCAGAACCAGAAATGCCTGCTGAAGACACAATGATGGAAGGCGAACAACCAGAGTGGTTAAAAGCCAACAAAGGTAAAAAAGGTTCATCGGCTGAAGATGACGAAGAAGATGACGAAGAAGATGACAAGCCTAAAAAAGATGCTAAAACTGAAGGCAAAAAATCTACAAGCGAATTAATGCGTGAGTATGTTGATAAAATTCAAGATATGAATTTATCAGGCGCTTCCGAAGGTGATGCAGTTGGGTCATCTGGTAAAAAAACTAGTGTAAACAACAAGTCTATCACTGGTCCAGGCGCAGATTTTGGTGGTACAGCCAATATGGCCAAAGGTGGAACACAGAACCAAGATGGTACAAGTGCTCCTAGCTCACCAAAACCAGAACAAATTAAATCAGGCAACGTAAACACACCTGGCGGCAACGCTGGTAAGTCTGGCTTCAAAACTAAAGAAGGTGAATATAGCACCGAACACGGTAAAGAAGGCCAAACAACTAGTGGTACCGTTCCTGTAGCTAAGAAATCTGTACAAGTACAGAATACTGGCAAAAAGTAATTAGGAAACGATAATGGCTTTGTACCTAAAAGAGAACTTATCCTTTGACCGGGCAGGCATTGTAGTTGAATCTACAGAGTCTGCAGACGGAAAGAAAAAAGATCTCTATATGAAGGGGGTATTCATCGAAGGAGGCGTCAAAAACGCTAACGAACGTGTATACCCTGTTCACGAAATTGAAAAAGCTGTTTCAACTATTAATAACCAAATCAAAGAGGGCTACTCCGTCCTAGGCGAAGTAGATCACCCAGACGACTTAAAAATTAACTTAGACCGAGTTAGCCATATGATCACAGAAATGTGGATGGATGGCCCAGCTGGTTTTGGTAAATTAAAGATTTTACCTACTGCTATGGGACAACTAGTAGAAGCCATGATTACATCAGGTGTTAAGCTAGGCGTTAGTTCTCGTGGATCCGGGCAGGTAAATGAAAGTAGTGGACACGTTAGTGATTATGAGATCATTACCGTAGACATCGTAGCGCAACCCAGTGCTCCTCATGCATATCCTAAAGCAATTTATGAAGGTCTGATGAACTACCGAGGCGGCGAACAAGTATTTGGTCTAGCACGTGAAGCTAGCCAAGATCAAAAAGTACAGAAGTACCTGAAAGAAGCCGTTAAAGGCTTTATCAAAGATTTAAAACTATAGGAGAAATATCCAATGTTAGATGCTATCAAACCATTGTTGGATAACGGAATTATTAACGAAGCAACTCGTCAAGAAATTTCTGAAGCTTGGGAAGCTCGTATT